TTGGTGGGCGCGCTCATGCTGGCAAAACCCTGTCCAAAAGGAACCATGGTAAAACCGTCATCCTCCAACGACTGTACGATCATGCCAGCATTCCATCTGTCGTAGGCAATTTCACGAATGTCATACCGGGTGTTCAGATCATTAATAAACTGCTGGATGAAACCATAATGAACCACGTTCCCTTCCGTAGTCAGAATGTATCCTTCACGCTCCCATACGTCGTACTTCACATGATCACGCCGTACGCGAAGCTGCACCGTTTCCTCTGGAAGCCAGAAGAACGGCAGCACATAATATGGTTCGCCTTCATGCTGAGGCGGGAACACCAGCACCAAGGCAGTCAAGTCAGATGTGCTGGCAAGATCCAGTCCTGCATAACAGGTTCGCCCTTCGAGCAGCCGCTCATCAAACCACGTTTTGCAGGCGTCCCATTTCTCCATCGGCATCCAGCGGACGGATTGCTTCACCCATTGATTCAGACGTAGCTGACGGAAAGTATTCTCCTCTGCTGGATTCTGTCTTGCGGAAAGACATGCTGCCTCTACCTTCTCAATGGCAATCGTCTCACCAAGAGATGGATTGGCCTTCTGCCACACTTTGGGGCTTGTCCAGTCTTCATCCTCTTTAGCGCCATAAATCACGGGATAGAGCGAAGGATCGACCTTGCGCCCATGAATCACGTCATCCGCCTTCTGGTGCATCTCGTAGCAGATGGAGTTAGTGTCAGTACCTGCCGTGGTTATCAGGAAATAAAGCGGCTGGGTACGCGCATCGCCGGAACCTACCGTCATAACGTCAAACAGCTTCCGATCAGGCGCTGCATGGAGTTCGTCGTACACAACGCCGTGAACGTTGAAACCATGCTTGCTGTACGCCTCGGCGGACAGCACCTGATAGAAGCTGTTAGTAGGAATGTATACGATTCTTTTTGTAGCCGCAAGGATTTTGACCCGCTTATTAAGCGCCGGGCACATTCTTACCATATCCGCTGCCACTTCAAAGACGATAGAAGCCTGCTGCCGGTCACTGGCACAGCCATAAACCTCCGCGCGTTGCTCTCCATCGCCGCAAGTGAGCAACAATGCGACCGCAGCCGCCAGTTCACTTTTGCCATTTTTCTTGGGAATCTCGATATACGCTGTATTGAACTGCCGGTAGCCATTCGGTTTGACAATCCCGAACACATCTCGGATGATTTGCTCCTGCCACTCCAACAGCTTAAAGTTTTTTCCAGCCCAAGTGCCCTTGGTATGACACAAGCATTCAATGAAGCCGACAGCCATATCCGCCTTCTCTTGGTCGTATACAGAGTCAGGCAGCATGAACTTCGTTGGCGTGTATTTCTTAGTTTTCGCCATATACTCACCCCGTTTTCCTGCCGCGGGGTGGATCAGGTATTTTCAACGCTACGAGTGATATCAGCATATCCAATCTTCTGACCGTTGCGGATGACATAGACGTCCGAAGCATCATCATTCTTTAGCTGCAGATACCGTTTAATCGCCACATCCACAAACTTCGGCTCCATCTCAATGCCGAAACAGCTGCGGTTGAGCTGTTCACAGGCAATCAGCGTGGAGGCGGAACCGAGAAAGGCATCAAGCACCAGTCCATTGCTCTGAGTACATTGGGAGATAAGATAAGCAATCAACGGCACAGGTTTGCTAGATGGATGTCCAAAGCCATCTTCCTTAGAATTCTTGATTCGGTCAAACTCAAAAACGGTTTTTTGCTTCTGATCGCCATACCAGATGTGTTTGCCATCCTTGCGCCAGCCCCAAATAATTGGCTCGTGATTGTACTTCCAATCCGTGCGTGTCAGCACCAGTCGGTCCTTCTTCCAGACGAGGCCCGCCCCCACCTTAAAGCCGGCATCCTCGTAAGCGTCGTGGAAGATACGTGCCTTTGCTGTAGCATAGAAAACGTAGATCGAGGCATCTCTGGCCATCGCATCATGCAGGCAAGAGAACGCTCTGAGCAGAAAGGCATAGGCATCCTGATCATTCAAGTCGTCATTTTTGATGTTACCGGAGGCACTTTCCAGCTTGACCATGTACGGCGGATCGGTGCAGACAAGATTGACCTTGGTATCACCAAGCAGCGCCGTATATGTTTCGGGAAGCGTGGAATCGCCGCAAATCACTGCATGCCTGCCAAGATGCCAGATGTCACCCGCCTGAGAAAAAGCAGGTTGATTCAGTTCTTCGTCCACATCGAAGTCATCTTCTTCGACTTCCTCTTCCAAGCCAAAAAGCTCTGCAAGCTCCTTTGCTTCAAAACCAGTCAGAGCCATATCAAAGTCGTAGGCTTCTAATGCATCCAACTCTACGCGCAGCAAATCTTCGTCCCATCCCGCATCCAGAGCCATGCGGTTATCTGCAAGGATGTATGCTTTCTTCTGCGCCTCTGTCAGATGATCCACAAAGACGCAGGGAACTTCGGAGATCCCCTCCTCCTTTGCCGCCATGATACGTCCGTGGCCAGCAATGACACCAAAATCCCTGTCGATAATGATGGGATTGATAAATCCAAACTCGCGCAGGCTGGAGCGAAGCTTATTGATCTGCTCCTGAGAATGGGTTCGCGCATTATTGGCATATGGCACAAGTTTATCTACAGCCACCAGCTGCATTTCACTGGTGGTTTTTCTCTTATCCGTACTCATTTCATCCTCCACTTACATTCCCATGCGTGCGCGAAGCAAGCGCTCCATCACATCTTCCTGGGGACTATCCCCATCGTACTGGGTAGAGCAATTTTCTTTCACAATCTGAAATATCTCGTTCCACAGGCGGTTTGTTTGGTTCATATAGGTGCTGCTCATATTGACAAAGGGTGACATAACCGGCTGACCCGTGGTTGGGTGCTTGCCGAGCAGACCATATGTAGTTAGCGATTCTTCACACTGAATCCATCTAGCAGCACACATGGCGTAGCGCTCCAAAACCTGCGGGGATACGAGTTTGGCACAGTTACGCTCCTCCAGCCATCGCCATGTCATCCGGTAGATTTCTTCCGCCTGAAGAGGCTTGCCGTCACGCTGACTGGCGGAAAGCATTTCATGCGGTCTGGGCATTTCGACACCCTGCACATCAGGTACATCTGAAAAGTCCAGCACTCTCAGCTCTCGCTTTCCCGGATTACCCGTTGCGAGCTTTTCCTGCAGCGGCTTCTTTTTGCGTCCAGCACCAGGTCTTGCACCACCCCGATTGGTTCCATCCTTGGCCATGTTGCTCTCCTTTCTTCCCGCTTTCAGCGAGCCAATTATTCAAACATATTTGATTCTGTTTGATTCTTTTTCAAACACTATCGCTCCATAAGGAGCAAAAAAGCTGTATTTCCAAAGATGTCACTAGTCTTTGAAAACACAGCACTTGAACGATCTTTCAAACGATATGAAGCGAAATCAAAAACACGGGTTTATTCCCCTGTTTGAAATCGCGTTTTTCTGCGTGAGACTGGGCCGCGGTCGCTTCCGCAAGGTCCGTAGAGATCGGATCGCCCCCTCCCCCCCAAGGCGGCCCGGCCGGCGTCCAGGGCGAGGCCAAAAAGCCGACTGCCATGGTCGGCTTTAGCAGGGCGAAGTGGCAAAGTGCCAAAGCCGACCTTCATTGTCGGCTTTACCACGGCGGAGTGGCGAAGCGCGAAAGCCGACTTCCGTTGTCGGCTTTACCATGGCGGAGTGGCGGAGCGAAAAAGCCGACTGCGCCAGTCGGCTTTGCCCGAGCGCACGCGCTTCCTTATATAGCGCGTGTGGGCTTTTGTGACGAAACGGCGACGTTTCGTTCGTCGTTTCGTCGCCGGTAGTTCGCCGTTTAGACCTTGCTTTTTGCGGGCCGGGGAGCGAAAATGGCCGTGCCGAAAGGGAAACGGCCCCGCCGCCCCCAAAGGCCGCGGAAGGCGCCTGCCCCCGCGAACCGCACGACCAGCCCCGTTCGACCCGACCCGTCTGACCGCCGCCCTGCGGCAACTCAATGATCGTGACCGGCCCCCGGCCGCGCGCAAACCAGCGTGCGCTCCGAAACCCGGCGACCCCGCCCCAGCCTGCCTACTCGAGAAGGCTCTCT